CATACTTAAAGATAATAAAAAACCCCTGCATAAGCAAGGGCTAATCAAAATTTAGTTATATACTATTATACTACTCAGGATCGTTTTGAGTTTGTACCGGAGTATTATCTCCTTCTGCTAACTCTACTACTATTTCAAAGTCTCCACCTCCTAGAATAGCTGCCCATTCGTCTGTATGGTCTGATTTGTACTTCTTCAGGTCCTTGTCTTCATCTAAAAGAAAGCCGTGGGGTGTCATAATAATCTTACCTCTGGTTGTTATTCCATTAATATGATTCTTATCTACCTGAATGTTAGTACGTTTAGCGAACTCTATCTGCTTACCGTTCTTTATTGCTTTAAGCTTAGAGGTACCAGCGTTCATAATATTCCCAAATGTTACAACAAGTGTTGCATCATACCACATTGCAAAGCCTCCTTTATTCATAAGCTTTGGTTGGCCCATTGGAGATTCTGGTTTCTGTGTCCATACTTTATTTACAACTACTAATGAGTTTGTATAAGGTGAGGATTCTTTCCTAGACATTACGATTCGTTGATTTACTCCGTTTCCGAATTGTGTAGACATTGCTCCTGCATTCCACTCGTTATTGTTCTTATTTGAACGTACTGAGAGTTCACAAGGTACAGATCCGATTGAATCCCATAGGAATAGTAGATCGTAAGGTAAAGAACCTTTCTTCTGTTCGTCTATTAGGTCTAGTATAAAGGAAGAGACATCTTCGATAGTATGAATTGTTTCTCTATCTACATACAGGAAGAATCCTCCATAGTCTAGAACTTCTCCAGTATCTTCATCTACTGACTGTTCTACCTCTAGTCCCATCTGGATAGCATGCTCCCAGTTCCACTTCATCTCTGTAGTTATGAATACTGGGAGTATACCTGCTTTTTGAGCTGATACTGCTGCTTCAAGTAGTGCTGTAGATTTTCCTGTATCGGAATGTCCTCTCAGCATACTTATATGACCCATTGGAATCCCTGGAATGGATGTCATTTCCTGGAATGCCGGGGAGAGTGGTATCCATTTTTGATCTTTAAAACGGACGTTCTTACTTATAAGTTTCTGCTCTTTAAACTTATTAAGGTCAAAACCTTTTTTAAGTTCTTTAGATACGGCTTCTGATAATGATTTACTTTTTGTTTTTGCCATGTTTTACTTAAAATGGCATTGTGTCGTCTGTTGCGTTATCAAATAAACTAGTAAACTTATCCGCTTTTGACTCTTTAGTCTTTCCTTGATTCTCTAGAGAGAATTTATTTGAAGGAGAAGACGGAGTATCAAATGCTACTGCTGGTTTCGGTACGTCTGCTTCTTCTTCGCCTGGTGCTAGGTACTCATGGAGGATTTCTTTCATTCTATCGAACTCCATCTTAGAGAAAGATTCCATTGGATCAGGTTGAGTTTCTAAAACACTTTTAACTACATTGTTGTCTTCTGCTAAAGGTGTTTGAGCTGTTCTTGCTCTTATGGTTGTCTTATTATATCCGGTACCTGTCTGTGTTGCATCTAAGGTAGTTAGCGTCAAATCTCTTCCGGTAATAATGTCAGTATAGTCTCCTATATCTTCATCCTCTACCATAGAAAGTAACTCCATATAAATCTCTTTTCCGAATCCCCAAAGCTTAACTCCTTCATCTTCTTTACCTCTTACGATGACTGGAACGAATACTCTCATTTTAGGTTCTAATTTTCTTGCTAGTCTCCAATTCTCCTTGTCGTTAGTTTCTCTTAACTGTTTAACAAATTCAACTATTGGATCTTTATCTCCTGTGTTGATTGGTGAGAACATCGGGAACTTATGTATTCCGTAATGGAAGTACAATTCCGAAAATGGATTAGATTTGTTGAACTTTGAAGGTACCATTCTAATAACTTCCTTACCTACAGTCGGTCTGTAGAATGTGTTCTTACTACTAGACCCTGAAGAGCTAGTGTTTTTCTGAGTTTGCAAAGCTTCTAGCTTTGACTTGATTTCATTTATATTCATTATTATAACTTATTTAACTTAATATAGAACTAATGCTGCTTAAAAGCAACTTTTTTTATACGTTTCTTATCTCGTATATCTTTGTCTTTAGGAACTTTAAATCTCCTTGAGTAGTAAGTAGTACTGTGTTTCTGTAATGTTTCCAATCTATCCTAAATCTTGTATCTACCACTCCTTCATTTAAACTTTTTATAAGTTCGTTAAGTGCGTTTATAGTATAAAGTGTGTTGGTTTCCTTTTTCCTATGTACTAATATGGTGTTCTCTGGGAGAGTATCTATATTAGGTTCTTCTAAGTTATAGGTGCAGGCAAGTTCGTCTGAGTTTTTAATCTCTAGTACAAATATTTTTCCATATAGTATAGAATGCCTTGAAGTAATGTCTTCGATAAAGTGCTCCAGGTCATTATGGTGTACGAAAGTACATAGTAGTTTATTCTTCAACATTTCCTGGTTTTCTATTATGTCTTTATCATACATATCAGAAGGGTTGTAAAGAGTTGTAGTTTTTTCCAACATTCATTGTTATTTTTAAGTTCTTATTTTTAAATACTTCTACTATTTTTCGTAGTGTATCTGTATCTTCTTTAGCTAAATCTAATAGTATTGCATCATACGTATACAGTACCACTTTAGATTTTTTATCTTCTAAAAGATAGAGTATTTCCTTCAATAAACCAACATTACTTACAGTTTCGTAGTTCTGTATAACGTAGTTGAATAGTTTCTGAGGGTTCATATTCAGTAAATCTTTACTGTAGAACCTATATCTAGCATCTACTCCGTCTACATACCCTTGAGTTTTGTAACTGTTCCAGAGTTCGTCTATATATTTAGTTGTTAATTTAAAGAATTCAAAGTCTTTATACTGTTCAAATACGTTACCGTACAATTGCTTAAATACTAGACTCTTAGACTCCTTTCTATCCATTCCATAAACTTCTCCAAAATCTTCGTAGATATCTCCTGTAAGGGATTCGTATCCTACTAATTTAGATATTAAAGTTGGATGATAGGCAACCAAATCTATTTCCATTAGAAGATCGTTTCTAGGTATGAATGCGCTTCTGCATCCGTTTTCTTTATTCAGAGCAGCGAAGTTTATACTGTTAAAATTGTTAGAAGGTCTACCGGTTGTGTTATTAAGGTTGTACTGTGTTAAGACATGGTTGTTATATAGGGATAGGAAGGGTCTCTCTATGTTAAAATAGTCTCCTAATGTATCACTTACCTTCAGTCCGTTTCTTTCTATAACCCAGAATATATCTTCTACGTCTTTTCGAAAAGTATCGGATATTAAACTAGGTATTATCTCTAGATACTGTTCTGCTATTTTCTCGCAATGTTCGTAGTGTTTGACTACGGGTATGATATTTCCTTGATCTGGGTCGGTATAGTATCTCCTAGAGAAGTACGATATGGCTTGAATGGTTTCTTCTTTTACTGCAGGGAGAGATATAGTTTTCTTACTGTGGTGGAAGTAGTTAAAGGCTTTCCTGTCTGGAGTATATATTTTTGATAAGGTCTCTAACCATTCTCGAATATGGTCTGCATTTATCTTCATTGCTTCACTGTGTAGGAAGTTTATAAGATACCCTTCTTGAGATAATACATCTTTTACGTAGAGACAAAGAGGTGAGTAGATTGCAGGATGGCTGTCTGGATGTCTTCCTATAGGGATAGCTAGTATCTCTGTTAGCTTGTGACTCTTTAAGTCTTCAAACTGCTCTTGCGTCTCTATTAACCAAAACATAACCTTTTCTTTAATATAAGAAAGGTATGTGCAGAAGTCAACTTATATTGTGAATTCGGTGTAGTTTGTAATGTATTGAGAGAATCCGTAAACTTTATACTTTTTCTCAGTTAGTAATACCATTCGTTTGTTTATACCTTCTACATCTGCTCCGGATGTAGTCCAAGGTAATTGAAAAGGTATATAGATTCCCCAATTGTAAAGTCTATTCTTAGTTATTATTGCTGTATAGTCTCTGTTACTTACTTCTGTGAATATAATATTATTTGTCCTTCTTAGAAAGTATCGCGTGAAGGATGGAAAGGTGCTGGAAGGTTGTGTGTATTGAGGTTCTATAAGTTCGAGAGGCGGTCTTTTTATCTGTTTGCTCTGTCTTACGAAATCGTAGGTAGTTTCGGATAGCGAACTTGTATTTGTTGAAGGGGTGGGATTTTCAGGGTTATCGTCAGGGTTACTAGGCCCAGCTGGCTTAAGTCTTCTCTGCTCTCCGTCTTGAGGTGTTTTTCCGGTGGTAATGTTTCCGTTCGAGAGTATATGGTACTTACCTATGTACGGCAGTTCTGTATCTATGTATATAAGTTCAGTTCCGTCAGTGGAGAGGTTTGTAATTATCTTAGTTTTAGGGAAGTACATATTTATCCTATTAATTTTTTCGCTGTATTATAGTACTCTTTTTCAAAGTTAGCTACTACGAACTTATCATACTCCTCTACAGTAGGGTATTTGTCTTTATAACCTAAGTCGTTGTTGTTCCAAAATAGCCGTGCTCCTTTCCCATTCCATTTCGTATACCACATAGTTGCAACTTGTGCTCCCGTGAGGGGTTTGTCAAACCCTTTTCTGGTAAATGATGCGAGTTTTACTTTGAAGAAGGATGCTGCATTTCTAAAGCTTACATAGGCGATCCTGCATTTTGTTCCTCCTTCAGTTGCGAGTACGTATCCGTTTGTATTAGAAGCTCCTATTGTAGTAAATTTCCAGCCTCCTCTAGTTATATCAAACCCTCCGTAGTTATGGTTAAATCCTGATATCTTACCTCCTCTTCCTTGTTCTTGTATTATTACAGCTAGGATTGCTATCTGTAGATTCTTATTATCTGTTGCGGCTAGTATGGCAGCTTTAGCTTCTTGGTACGTTAATATTGTTCTTTCAAATGGTTTTGGAATCGCGTCCCATCCGTTTGATAGTATATTAGTACCCGGTGCTGGGCAGTTTTTACCTGTAGTACTAAATACACCTGTACCTCCGGTCCCTCCTTCTGTTAGTGTAAGGTCTAGTGTTAGGTTGAATGCTTCTCCCTCTATGATATTTTTCTCTGCTAGTCCCATTATAGAAGAGATGGAGGTAGACCATCTTGCACTGTCTACAGTGTGACTGACTCCTGTGACTGTAAAGTCGTACTCCTGGTCGTAGGAGAAAGGAAGTACGTCTTTTGTAATTTTAAACTTCTGAAATATTTTTATTCCACTTATTCCGTATAGCGTCAGGTCTAGCTTGATAGGTATAAATCCTGCAGGGGTTTGGTTTGTCTGTGTATACTGTCCTAGTAGGTACTTATATAGTTCTACTGGTATATTTTCTAGGTTTGTCTTCTCGTCTGATTTTAGAGTTACAGGGCTGAAGAGTTCGTTAGATACGGGTTGTTGGTTGGTTATTAGTTTTACATAACTTGCTAGGTTATCCCTGAATTTAGATTCAGCTTCCTCTTTTCTTTTATCCTTTGCTTTATTCTGTATCTCTACTACCTTACGACTTATCCCTTTTGTAGGGTATACCCTATCCTCAAGTCCATTATTGAGTTTTTGAAAGGCAACTGCTTCCTGACCTAGTGCTTCTCCGTTTGCTTGCGCTCCGACGGATATCATAGTAGCTAAGTCTGGGGTTATGGAGGATTGTGCGGATATACTTGTTACCATGCTTTTTAATCCTTGAGCATTTATAGTTGATGTTTCTCTTTTATCAGGGGAAGCTGCTTTAACTAGTCCTTTAATCCGTACTTGCTGGTAGTCTATTATTGTGAGTATGTCTTGTTTTCCATCTACGTCACCTACTACTTGCAGGTCGTTTATACTTCCCAGCGCTTTATTGACTCCGTTGCAAAGTTCTTGTAAGAATTTTGCTATTGATACCATATTACCTTCGTTGTCTGAATGTTTTATTAACTGTTCGGAGATATAAGAGCAGTTCAGGTATATGTTATTTATATTTCCTAGAGTAGGGGCCATTTTAATAGTACTTCCGGAGGAGTCTGGGTCTACTATACCTGCGCTTAGTTCACTTGCTAGGGCTCCAAGTTTTTCGTTATTGAATTTATCTACTGCGTTAAACGGTGATGGAAGTGTGTTATCTTTTGTTCCTTCGAGTGTACCTCCGGTTGTATTTAGAAGACTGTTACGTATATAGCATTTTTGAAGGTTAGTTGAAACAGTAGTAGAGTACATAAACATAGGCTTGTCGGATTCAAAGTCTATTTGTATTATCTCTGCATTTTTTGAGTACATGTTTAGGTTAGTATTTGTCCATTCCAGTAAACCTTTGAAGGATAGGTATAACTCCTGTCCTCCGTCTGCGTACTCAATAACATTAAAACCAGCATACTCTGCGGATTTTAGCTTCTCTATAAATGTTGTATTATCCATCTGTATCTTAATCTATAGTCCGAACGCGTCTGCTATAGTATCTACTGCGTCTGCTATAGTATCTACTACTTTATCTAATGTAGATAAGTCTGGAAGTATGAAAGCGGCTACAGGTTCTTTACTTACGTAATCTGCTTCTATAAGTCGGTCGATATCTTTGTAAGGTGGTTGATATCGAGTGTTGTTTGAGAATCTTAAGTTTTTGTGTCTATAGTATCCGGATTCATCCCAGGCTCCGGAGTCGTACATTTTAAGTAATGTAGTGTTTATCTTATTGTTATCTGATTGTTTCTTTAGATAGTCTATTTCTTTTGTTGTATCCACTCCAACGATTTCCGCTACTTCCTCTTCTGCAGCTCCAGTCAAGAATTCCGATACCGCGCTTTTGGAAGGTGTAGTAACTACTGTAGAAGGTTTTGTGATTTCAGCTTGTAGACCTACTTTTATATACTCTTGTACTTTAGTAAGTCCGGCCTTAGTATCTTTTAAGGCTTCTGTGAAATTAGTAGACTTTGTAGATCCTACGATCTTTCGTCCTTCTAGATCTGGTTTACCGTCTCTTGCTGTTGTATATGTTCCAATCTTAAAACCTAGGTTGTTAATATACCTCTCGGTGTTGCGGTTGGTAGAGGTTACTTCTAAGAAGGCAGGGTCATCTAAGTATTGATAGGTTAGTTCTGTATTAGGAAGTGCGGCTATGAGGTTCTGGTACTTTACTTGGTGGTTTTGATCTATAAATGCCCAGACAGTACTCACACCATCCCCATAGGTAACGGATGTTATAGTAACCTCTTTGTCTTTTAAGAATGTAGTTAAAGTGTCATAGGGAGTAATGTACTTTTCTCTTTGTTCGTTTATTACGTCTAAGTACTTTTTTCTCAACTTTTCTAATACTTCTGCAGATATTTCTACACTGTTTGCATTGTCTATAAGTTCGTTTGTACCCTCTATGAGTTGTAATTGTGCTTCTGGAGAGGTGATCTGTTCGGTTAACTCGAATAGGAAGGTGTTTAGTAGTGTTGTGTTCTTAGCTAGTTGTAGGTTTAAGATATTTTGCTGATTATTATCTACAGTCCCTTGTAAAGGTGGGGTGATCATACCTCCTGCTCCTCCTAGATTCATTTTTAAAGAATCTATGATATCTCCTACGGAAATAAGATTAAGTACTATATCGTAACTGAGATCAGGGTTTAATTTCCAGGAGAAATTACTAACTTTTGCGATTATAGCGTCGTAGTTGCCACCTGTGTTTTGTTTATTCTTCTGTATAGCGGTTTGTATTCTTGCAGCGTAACTTTGGTTTCGCTCTGCTTTACCTTTAGCGATTATTGCTACAGCCATTTTTTCATACTCGTCGGTAACTTCTGCTGCGGCAGCAAGTGCTGCTGCTTCTGCTTCTTCTTTATCTACATTGGGGAGTTTATCGATAAATAGAATATTAGGTATCTCAAGAGCACTCATATTCTGCTTCTTGGTACCGTTATTGTAGTATATCGAATGGCCGTATTCAAGAGTTAAGGTATAACCTAATCTTAAGTAAAGCGTTTCGATAGCTTCAAATTGCCCTTTGCTAAAGCATTTCAAGTTAACTTGTGCTTGTTTTAACGAACCGTTGTTTTTATAATTCGTACTTATACTTGTTATTCCAGGCATTGGCTTGTACCCTTGTGTTTTTGGGTCTGTTAAAAATCCATATGCTCCTTTTAAACCTCCACGAGTAAGTCCTCCTTTCTGTGTACCGCCTGCTCCTTCTGAAGATCCTGCGAAGAGTACTAGGTTTTTTGCTAAGTTACTACCTACTACATCCTTTAGGCTTATACCTCCTCCGATATTTCGTACTAACTTCTCAGCTCTATCCGCTCCTACAGATACTGAGGAGCTTAATCTTATCCAGGGAGTACTTGCATTGAACACAACAAGATCGTCCGAGTTTTTTTGATTCTGTCCCAGACGAGTCTGTCTTACTGTAATCTGTTTATCGACGTATTCATCGAATGGTTCTCCTAGTATTTTAGTCTTAGCCATTGTTTATATTATTAAAACTGTTTATAACATCCTCAGGACTGCCTGGTATCCGAAGCTGTACCCCTAATGTAGGGTATAATGAGTCAGAAGGCAAGCTAGGATTAGCTGCTGCGATTATCCAGTACAGACTCCAGTCTTTATAATATTGATTTGCTAATAAATCTAATCTATCTCCGTAGGTTGTAATTACGTATATATCATTCTCAGTCTCCGGTATTTCCGGATACCTAGTGACTCCTTGGTATGTTTGACCATCCTCTGTCTTATATTCTTCTGTGTTTGAGTATCTGTTCATTATGGAGTTATATCAATAATTTCCAGCGGTCCTGCTGTTACTACCCCTCTCTTTTTCTCTTTCGCTGCTTTAGCTTCGGCAATTCTCTTTATACTGTCGGCACTCTCTGCATTAGCACTGCTCGTAGCGATGATACTCGTTCCGTCTTTTGGAGGTAGGTAAGGGTTAGGTTGGCCGCTGTTTGCTTGGTCTGGTGTGAATAGAGCGTAGTTTCTTGTCCCGTCCATTAATTGCGGTGCGAAGTCGTGTATAGGGGTGAAGTTCAGCTGTACATTAAAGTGTCTCGGTGTTTCTAGTTGATTTTTTTCAGCTCCTCCTTCAGGTTCGTTATATGCTATTTCCCAAGATGCGTCTTCAGGTACGGTGTAGGTTAAGCTTGTTATAAAGCCTGGTATTCTATAAAAGTAACTCCCTACTACTAACTTTACTATATTACCCCTCATGTAACCTCCTTTTGAACTGTAGTCAGGAGCTAGTGTTGATGCAAGGTAGGTGAGTTTTTGGTACATTGCTGCCATTTCATCTCGAGTCTGTGGGTGTACTGTAAAGCTTAAAGAGATACTTCGAGCAAATCCTTCGTAGTTATGGAAACTATCTCCTCTACCTACGTAGTTGGTAGCTCCCCATTTACCTGTGAAGTTATCTGTTATAGCTCCTAGGAAAGCTCTGAAATGTACAAATGTGCTTTTATTCGAGTCGTTATCTAATACTTCGAATCTAAATCGTATAAAATCTCTAGTGTCTCCGACTGCAGATGCAACGGAGGAGTTCTTGTATAACGGAAAGTTGGAAACTAGATCCATACTTTCAGGATCGGGTACGTAAAGATTACTCCTATCTCTATTTCTTCTACCTGGATCCCCTAAACCTACTCTTTGTATTTTATTTACTGCAGCAGAGGAGTAATCTACTGTATTCTCACCGAAGACTCCAACTCTAGCTAAATCTACCTTGTTCTCCGGCGTTATTGTAAGCCTGCCCCTAAAGTCAGGTAGTATAGTTTTCTTTCTGTCGTTGTTTGATGCTGGTATTTCGTTGTTAAAGTCTTCCTGGTTCCAAGTGTAAATCTTTAAGTCCTTTTGTTTGTACTGGCTCTTTTCTCCACCGTTATATACGCTATGGTTTGTTGATTTAATAATGGTCTTTAGTACACCCGGGCCTCCGTTATATTCTATTAGGGTAGAGGAGTCTGTTGAAATACCTGTTTTCTCTAATACAGATTTGGAGCTTGGTTGTGTTTTGGTAGCGGCGGTAAGTATGTGTTTTGCTATTTTATACTTATAGAGATTATATAACCTCCCTTGGTTGTTTTTATCTAAGGCTGTATATACTGTTTCGTATTTCTCTTTGTTGTCTCCTACTCCGAGTGGTTTATTTCCTTGTTTTTCTAGATGTAACCCTGTTCCGCTTGCAGCTACTTGTACAAGAGCAGTAAGAGGGTTGTAAAAACCTTTTAGTTGTCCGGATCTATTAGGTCTTCCCGGTACTATTGGATTCTGTGTGGCGAGTACTTCTTGCTTACCTATGAACAGCAATCCTTCAGGTGTCAGTAAGAATTTAGTTATTCTTTTAAGATCTTGTGCTCTATTTACAATTTGTCTTCTTATCCCTCCTATAAGACCTGTTTTTGCAGTAGAGTCGGAATTTATATCCGGTAGAGGTGTTATAACAAACGGCTGTCTGCTACTTCCATCTGCAGGTCTGTCGTTTCCGTACTTTAGACTTCGTTGATTAAACCCGTATTTTTGAGCATAGGTAGGTCCGGCCTTAGATTTATACTTGGCTGCATATGGGTTATCTTTATAAAACGACCCTAAATCTGTTAAGAGGTCCTTTAATGCCATTAAGGGTAGGTAGCTCCAGTGTCAGGATTAACGTATCCTTTTGGTTTTTTTCCGTTTAAGTCTAATCCAGATGGTTGAGGTAGTGCGTTGTTATATCCATCATCATACTCGTTGTATGCTTTTTTAACTTCTCCCTTAAAGTCTCCGTCTAGAGAGTATCCTGGATCTCCATCTTTTGAATGAAGAGCAGAGGTGTTTAGTGTCAGTGGATTTGTCGGCGGAGTAGTTCCGTTGTACTTCGACAGTTCTGATCCTTTGTTCTTTAATAAGTCTTGTATGCCCATGTTTGTGTATTTTATTATAAATATAAACGTTTATGAATTTACCGTTCTTGCACTCATATCTACAACACCTCCAGCAGCCTTCCAGTCACCGCCTACTGAGTAGCTATCTCTTGCAAATGTATTTGCTACTACTGCTCCGTTTAGCTCCAAAGTTATATTTGTATCAGAAGGTGTTATATTTACTGCACTTGCTGCTTGAGTGTTTCCTGCGGTACTTGCTTTATTGTTTTTTAATGTATTGTATTCTCCCACTATTCCAGGTCCAGCCATTATGTCGTCGTTCGGACTCATACTGTAGATACCTCCTTCTTTTGGATCGGTAATGGTTGGTCCGTTAGCAGGCATTGAAAGGTCTCCTACAGAGGAGAGGAATGAATATGCAGCTCCGCCTGCTATTAGTGCAGCTACTCCTGCTGCTCCAAAGGTTGTAGCGGAAGCACCGGCTATTTGAGCGATAGAGGCAGCGATGGCGGCGACTTTAAAAGCTAACATCAACGGTACAATCACTTTCATAGCGGTTACTATTCCGCCTATATTGTCTCCTATAAGCGTGAATGCTTTATCTATATACGGAAGTATTTTCTCAGCTATTGGTATAAAAGATTCTTGAAACTTCTGACCCATTGCGGCTAGTTTCTCTTGTATGGAGACTGATTCCATTTGGTCTGCTAATGCTTCATTTCCTAATTTCTGTCTTGCTCCTTCTATCCCGTATAACTTTACTGCGTTCTCATACTTTTCCTTTTCATTATCTCCTTCAAATTGAGATAAGGCAGCCATTGCCTCTCTCTTCATTAAAGATTCAGCAAGAGTATCTTTAGTTAACCCGACAGATTTTGCTAATGCTGCTTGCTGTATTACATTCATGTCTCCAAACTCAGCAGCACTGCCGAAGTTTGCAGCTAGTTCTTCAGCTAACATTGCTTGATCTCCTATTAGAGCTGCGTACCTTGCTCCTTCTAGATTTAACTGTTTACCTGTTAGAAGTTCTGCTGCTAGCTCATCTTCAATAGAGGATTGGAAACTTAGTAGGGAGCTGCTAATACTCTCTAGGTCTTTCATCTCAAGTCCTAATGCTTTTGCTTTAAAGACTGCAGTTGCCATAGCTTCAGCGGATCCTCCAAGTTGAAGTTTAATTGCTGCTGAGATGTCTTTAATTCCTTCTAGTATTTGTTTTTCATTTAGAGCTAAACCTGTTGTAGCTTTTAAGGCTTTCACCTGGCCTTTATACTCGACAGTTTGTTCTTCTAATGTTTTATTGGTTAAGTATGTTGTATCTTGTAATACGCCTGCTGTTTCTGCGGAAATGCCGGCTTGTTTTGTTAGTTTTGTATAGGTAGCTAGGGTTTCATTTGACATTTTTGCAAATGTTCCGTACCGGTTATTTATCTCTTGAAATGAGGCGTTTAAGTTCCCTGTAGTCATGAAGAGCCCTTCTGTGTTCTCTGCTGCTGCGGTTAGCCCTTTATTAAGCTCGTTTGCTTGTTTATTACTTATCCCGAAGTTTCTAGCAGTGCCGGACGTTAAAGCGTCCATTTTCTTAAAGATGTTTATTACCTGTGTTAAAATAAGGGCAGAGATTGCTAGGGGGTCAGTGAGGTTTTTAACTATATCTTTACCTGTCTGTTTTAATATCAGGTTAAATGTTCCGAACCTAGTGGGTAGTTTCTCTCCATTTTCAGATGCTTTTTTTAATTTTTCACTTACTTTATCTACACTTGAGGACATGAACTTAAGCCCTGGTATTTTCGCAAAGCTTTTGGAGAGTGTGCCGGTTAGTCCTAAGAGTTTTTCTATTTTCTTTAAGTCCTCCTGTTCTTTTTTTCGTAGTATGTTTTGCTTCTCTAATTCTTCACGTTGTTGTTTGGTTAAGATAAGTTGTTGAGCAGAGACACTCATATTTCCTATAGCAGTATTTATGTACTTTTCATTGCCTTCTATCAATTTGTTTAGTTCAGCTACTCTATCTTTTTCAAGGTCCCTGTCTTCTTTACTCAGTGCCATTATGCCAGCTAACTCTTGGCTTTGGGTTTTGAGTGCTTTATTTCTATTTTCTACATTTTGTATTCGATTTGCATCTTTCTCGGAGATTTTTCCATTTACACCGCCTATTTGTTCAGTTAGAGATTTTTCTTGTATTAAGGCTTTATTTATAAGGTCGTTATTCTTTTTAATTTGTCCAGAGACAGTCTTAATGTCAGAAAGGCCGGTTTTTTGATTAAAAATGGCTCTATTAATATCTTTATGTACTTTAAGGAGGTTTTGCTCAGAAGTAGTTTGACGAGTCCTGATTCCTAAGGTTTCCTTTAGTGATTCTACTAACGAAGAAGATACACCTAAACTCTCAGACTGTAGTTCAATCCTTTTCCTCAGTAGGGCGTTTTCTTCCTCTAAAGATTTGTTCATTTCTTTTTGGGCTTCGCTTCTTTCTTTTTGGTTTTTTAAATCCTCCTCCATATGTTATAAATAGGAAAGGGTAGTGTTTTAAACTACCCTCCGTTATACCCTACTTTTTTACCTTTCATGTAATCTGGTACTTGTATTTTACCGGACTTTATTTTTGAAGTTAGTTCTTCCGGTGTCTCTTCTGCTTTATTCTGCTTTTGGTAATGTTCAGATAGTTTATGGTATACGTACTTTCGTAAATGTATAGGCAGTTCATAGACATCGCTGAAGGAGTATCCTCCCTTACCGTTGAATACGATCTCATGTATCTGATCAAAAATGTTCTTCCTATGTTCCGGCGTCAGGCCAAAAAAAGTTAGACGTTATAGGTAGAGTAATGTCCTCCTCGCCATTACTAGTTTCTACCGTAACTGTTAAGTTTATGTCTGGCTGTATTTCGTTTATGTATGCTCTTAGTGCTCTTGCATCTTTAGCGAGTAAGGCAGTGTCAACGAATTTTCTAATTGTAGATACTTCTGTATCTCCATCTACAGCGGTAATTGTATGTTTCATTCTAGTAGTCATTTCTGGGCTACTATCTTTATTTATCTTCTGGAGACCTGTTATTTCTCTTGCAATTTTACTATTATCTCCTATTGTTAGTAGTTTAAACCGTACTTCCAACTTTGATGTCGGTAATGTGAATGTAAACTCTCTAGTTCCGGGAGTGATTAGCGATTCATTAAATGACTTATCCTCTAAGGTAGTGAGGTCTATAGTTTGAACCTGTCCAGCGTAACTATACTGGTAATCTTTACCGTATCCTAGTATTCTTGCTGCAATCATAATCGCATTTTGATCTCCTATTAAGAGGTCGTTGTAATCTACTTTGGTAATAAGTAATGCTTGAAGGAGTTTATCGATAACCGTACCTTTTGCTATGTAATTTGGATTTGTTAAGATATCCTCTTCTTTAGCGGTCATGTACTTCATTTCAATCTTACCGCTCGATAGGGGACTGTCTTTTGGATAGAGTAATCCTTTTGAGGGGAGATCTATCTCTTCTGTTGGAAACTTGAATTCTGACATTTTAATGTAACTATTTTATTATAAATATATATGTTTTTACTTTCTTATAGGTCTACCATCACAAACTTATTATTATAGTTCATAAGGTTATCTGCTGAGTAATCTATTTCGTCTATGTCTAGACCTGCTCTAGTGTATGCTGTTTTTATTGCGGTTAGGAACTCTACAAGTTTTGGATACTTCTGTAGGTCGTTTAACTCATCTTCATTATCTTCTAATAGATAAGCTTCTGCTTTCTCTCGTGTGCTTTTTATTAAACTCTTTTCCTCTTCGGATAAAGGAGTAGCATTCTCCATAACTATATACCCTAAGTCTTTAGATAAGGTCTTAACTTTATGTATTGGTATGATAGAAGGGAAGGAGTATTTTGTAAGGGTCTCAGCGTGTTCTAACTCTACACTGTCTGTTGTTACCTTAATTACTTTTCCATCGGGCAATTCCAAGGCTACCCCATTGTCTCCATGGCCTAAGTAGGTTGCATTATACTTGTTCTTGATAACCCCTACTAGGTCTGTGTATTTCTTAGAAGTTTTATCTTCTGCTAGTAAGTCCTTTATCTTAATCATGATTTATGTATCTTCAGTGTTAACGTCTTTGTACCTTTTATAACTCGATGCCATTCATGCTTTGGTATAAAGATAGGTGTATTTATTGAGGTAGGCAACTTATTTTCTAATTGTAGCTGCCAATCTGTATCTCCTACTATCTCTATAGTCCTATCTTCATTATCTCTATGCCATAATAATTCTATAGGATCAATAGAGTGGTTGAATTCTCTAAGTATATAGTCCTTAGTAACTTCTATATCTGTATAGGGTTTTACCAAAATCCGGTATAACTTCCTTTTAGTCCAAGTAGCTTGGAGTATCTCGGCAATCTACAACTCCAGTACCCTGCCTTAGTTTTATCTTTCTTCTCAGCACAGTTGTGTCTTTTTGCAAAGTTCTGTCTTGCTTCTGAATCGTTTATCTTGGCTTTTAGTCCTGTTGTACCTCCGAAAGATACTTTCTTTATTTTCTTAGTCTTTGGATCTTTGACGTATACAAAGAACTTCTTACTGCCGCCTCTCTTAGGTTTGTTTAAATCTACTTTCTCGCCTTGGTATTCTGCTTCTTTTAAGTCTTCTTTATGACTCAGCTTTTCACTTTCACCATTAGGACCGCTCCCGTCTTTATCATGAGGGTTACCGGACATTAACGAACCGTCAGGCATCTTATGTACTTTGCCTTTCCATTCCTTACCGTCTTTAGTGAAATGAGGGACACCTTCTTTTTCTGTTAATTCCATAGGGAAATCTAAAGGTACTTTCCTACCTTCAAATGTGCTGAAATGACCTAGGTCGGTTTCTACTAGTATATGTAAGTCATCTCCAGAGAATTCTAATATGCTTCTTGCATATAAGGATCTTGCTTCTGCAAATAAGTTAAAGTATTCTTCTGACCCTGCTCTATAAAGGTGTTCGGTTAAAGGTTTATTGTTATCTAAATGGTACTTTAATCCTTCTGAGAGGATCTCCTTAGGTACTAAGCTTTCGTTTAATATCACCGCTGGTTTAGTCTCACATGTATTGCATCCGCATCCGCACATAATTTTAGTTTATTTTATTATAAATATAATGATATCTTCTTTAAGTAGCAACTGCCGTACAAACAAAAAGCCTGGAGGTGAATCCAGGCTGTAGGTAATATTAAAAATAAGTGTTTGTTTCTGTTTAAAAATTGAGGACACAATAGTCCATTCCTAGTGTTAGTGCAATGGTTTGTGCTGCAGAATCGTTATCGTAATCTAGATCTCCAAATGTTGCATTTTTAATAAATGCTCCTTTTATTACCCATTCAGAAATTACATCTCCTACAGGTCCTACTAGATCTAATACTAATTCCTTTTTGTAGAAGTCAGAATATCCGTCTCTACCGGTTACAGATTCATGATGTAGTCGAGTCCATTCCATTACTGCCTGAGCTCCTGATGGAGTTATCGGATCAAATAATGTCATAGTGACGTCGTTCCATCTAAGTTTACCTTTTACTTTTCTGTATGTGTTTATATGGTTGAGTATTATTTCTCCTTGCTCGAATCCTAGACCTGATAAGCCTTTAATCATGAATGTCGGTATACCGTCCATATACATGATAAACCTATTTTGTACTTTAGGTTCGAATTGTGTGAAGAAAATCTCGTCTTGAGTTAATATTGCCATGTCTTTGTATTATTTAATTATAAATAGTTTAATTTATCTTTTAATTACGTTCTTAGCTTGGAAAAGCTACTCCTGTTGGTGTGATGTTAAAATCCAAGTAAACGAATTCAGCGGTCTTTGTAGGTTGTATGTACACTTGACCGACTAGTTGGTTTCTGTCTATTACATCTGATGTGTTATTTGATTCATCCATTACTATCTTAAAAGCATATAAACCTTGGTTTTGTTGAATGCCTTCTAGGTAAGGTGTTACTTTGTTTATAAAGCTGTTTCGAGTAGCTGCAGAGTTCTGTTCGAAGACTATTCCTCCTGCTATTTGCTCGAAGTAGTTCTTCATCTCTATCAGTAGACGTCTTACGTTTATCCTATCTAAAGCAGATGCATTTGTTTGTAATGTCTTCTGTCCAAATAATACAGAACCAGTTCCGTTTATAAACGTTATAGGGTTTACTTTACTTGTGTATAGTTCGTCTCTGGAAGACTGTGTTAGTTTTCGTTCTCCTACTACTGAGGTTCCTAATACTCCTCTTTTTATACCTGCAGGTGCAAACCAGGGTGCTGATACTTTATCGGTATATGCAAATACTCCTGGTATTAGGGTTGATGGTGGTACGTTTACTCGTAGCCCTGTACTAGGATCTTGTAGTTCTAACCAAGGCCAGTATGTTGCTGCATAAGAAGAATCTAATGCCGCTGCTGCAGTTTTAACTGCACTTATTGTAGCTCCGTAGTTAACTATATCTACTATAGCGATTGCATCTCCTCTATTTTGTGTATTCTGTACTAAACTAGTTAAAGTTGAAACGTGTGCTGAGTTAGCGTAGGTTAATCCAGGTACTGTTATAACGTTGTACTTGTAGTCGTCTTTATTGGCTAGTAAGGCTATTGCTGAAGCGTAACTTGCTGCTGGTACACCTTGAGAGGTGTATATACTATTCTCTACTATGTCTTTATAGAAGGTTGAATTAGCGTTTGGCATTTCATCTCCTGATGCTCCTGCAAAGCTACCGCTCTGTACTACAGGTACATATGTTACGTATGTTGCTGAAGGAGTTCCTATATTTCCTAGGTAGTTAGGGGTTTTATAAGCTACAGATTTAACTCTAACGTATTTAGAGTTGTTTACATAGTCTCCAGTAGTATCTAAATAGGTATCTGTTCCTTCAGTAACTAGTACTTGTGCCTGGTCTCCTATTACTCTACTTATGTAATATCTTGAGTTCGGGTCTAGTGATAACCTAGTGTAGGTTTCTAAGACTACTTTATTATCATTTGTGTCATCACCTCTTCTAATAAGTAAACTGAATTCACCTGTAGATGTGTTTACTTCTGGGATCTCCCAACGTATATTATCTTTAGTTCCTAGTAGTAGGTTGCCATCGTTTTCTGGACCTATACTGTTAGCTACTGTACCTTTTGTTAGAGTTTCTAATTCAAAGGCTACATCTCCGACTTGTGTTATTATATTATCTCCGGTTAGAGTTATTTCTAACGGAGTATGTGCTTCAAAGTTAGCAGCTGATAAGGTATAGTACACATAGCGGGTTCGTCTAGCGGTGCGGTCACGTGTTACGTATGACTTGTACCGTTCTCCTATGTTAAAGTCGTCAGTATAGTCGTTTCTGTTTCCCGGTATAGATATTATCTCGAAGTTAGTTATACCTCCGTTTACATACGTTATACTACACATTCCTTTACCCCATGCTCCGATTTGTCCGGTGAACCCTTGTGGTCCGTGTACAGATCCCATGGACTGTCCACTTCTAATATCGTAGCTATTGTCCCAGTTGTCGATACTTTGACTTAGGTTATTCTGCCCTGGTATTAATCTACCGTCTGGGTTTAGTCCTAGTTGTGCACCTGGTATGGTTAGGACGTCTGTGGCTATGTACCCCGTACCTGGTTTGGTTACATCTATTTGGTATTTGGTAGTTAAAGCAAAAGTAGTCCAATCGAAATACTGTTGAGGTGAATATTGTATTTCAAGTCCTTGTCCACTTCCGCCTGTTGGTGTTACGGTATAGGATTGATTAAACCGTACTCCGATTGGGAATGTTGATATAGATGCAGATAGGTTAGTATCTGCTCCAACAGGTATTGATGTACTTAGGGGAACAGTGTTCAGTATAGGGGTAGAGGTAGCGGCGGTAAAGGAGCCTGATACCACTCTTGTAACTAGTAGAGAAGTTCCTTCGTGGTTGAAGTAGCTCTCTGCTGAGATAGAAGTAAGGTACGTTGTATCTACAGTAGCACCCTCTCTTTGTCCGAACGTAAAACTATCTCCGAAGATGTTTACATATTCTGAATAGCTTGTTACTAATGTGGGTATTTCTACCGGACCTTTAACAGTAGGGCCTATTATTGCTGCTCCTACTGTTGCTGGTTGGTTTCCTATTTGGGAAAAGTCTACTTCTCTAGCGACTACTCCCGGTGAGTTTAAGTATGTGCTCATCTAGATTTCTTATTTATGCTGGAAATGCTACTCCTGTTGGTGTAATATTGAAGTCTAAGTAAACGAATTCCGCTGTTTTAGTTGGTTGTATGTATATTTGACCTACTAGTTGGTTTCTATCTATTACAGCTGCTGAGTTATTAGTTTCATCCATTATAACTTTAAAAGCGTAAAGTCCTTGTTTTTGTTGTATGCTTTCTAGGTAAGGATTAACTTGTGCTAAGAAGTTGTTTCTTGTAGCTGCAGAATTTTGTTCGAATACTAGGTTCTGTGCTACTTGAGATATATAAGATTTCATTGTAATTAACAGTCTTCTAACATTTACTCTGTCCAAAGCAGATGCTTTAGTTTGTAATGTCTTCTGTCCGTATACTACTACCCCTGTTCCTGGGAAAGAAGCTATTGGATTTACTTTACTACTATATAGTGTATCTCTAGTTGCTTGTGCTAGTTTTCTTTCTGGTCTAACTACTTGCCCTAAACCTCCTCTGTTTATACCTGCTGGTGCAAACCAAGGATCAGAGACAGTATCATTGTATGCAAATACTCCGCCCATTACTGCTGATGCTGGTACCCATACTTGTTTTCCTAGGTCTGGATCTATTACCTGTACCCATGGCCAGTATGAAGATGCATATGAAGTATTTCTACTTGCTGCTTGACCTGTTACTGCAGTTACAGTTTGTCCGTACTTAACTAGGTCTAATATATAAAGATTATCGCCTCTTTCTTGAGTGTTACTAATTAGACTTGTAGCTTGTGATGTATAATCAGCGTTATATAGTCCTGGCGTCAGCATTATGTTGTACTTGTAGTCATCAGAGTTAGATAGTAGATTAATCATGTTTGTATAATCTGTACCTACAACGCCTTGTGTATCTGTATTGTCTATTGTATTATAAAATTTAGCTCCACCTGCTACGTCTCCAGTTGCACTTTCAAATCCACCTGCAGCAACTACGGGTATTGAACCTGTGTATGCTGTCTTAGCAGTGCCTGAATTGTCTAGGTAATTTGGTGTAGGTGAATTTACTTCGCTTACTCTTATGTACTTAGAAGCTATAGGATACGATCCTGAGGTCTCTAGGTAGTAACTAGTACCGTCAGCAGCGTAATTAAAGGATTGGTCTCCTATTAGCCTTGCTACGTAGTTTGGAGAAAATGGATCTAGTGATAGGTTAGTCCAGGTTTCTAATACTGATTTCTCGTTTGTTGTATCGTCTCCTTGTCTAATTAGAAGGTCGAATGTTCCTGAACCTGTATTACTTGTTGTTACTTCCCATCTAACGTTGTTTACTGATCCGCTATCCATTGATCCGTCTGAGTTTAAAGAAGATGAACTATTCATCAATAAGCCTTCTGCTAAGGTTTCAAACGTTACTGCTACAGTAGTGCTTTCTCCGTAAACGCTTGCTGCAGCTGAAGTATATGATCCAGAAACTACTCTAGATACCAATAAACTTTCTCCTCCGTTGTTGAAGTAGTTGTAAGCTGTTATTGATGTAAAGTACGTATATGCGTTACTTGCACTTGTAATTGTAGTGCCGAATACGTTTTGGTACTCGCTATACGATGTAACTACTGTTGGAACCTCTACAGGTCCTCTAGCTGTTGGTCCGATTATCGCTGCTCCTACCGTGATAGGTCCTTGAGTGATAAAAGACTGGTCATTCTCTCTTGCGAGGACCCCTGGTGATATTAAAGTTTCTGCCATTTTAGATTAATGTTTAATAATAAATAGATTGATTTCTTTCGAAGTTTTAATCTCTTCCTAAAAAAAAAGAGAGATACTTTAAAAGTTTTTACTTATATTAGATGTTGTCGATATCAGACACACTTTCTACGTTGAAAGCTACTTTACAAGCGGTACTAAATTTCTTAATAGCGTTTAGGTCTTTTTGTCTTGTATTCGGCACTATATAACCATTTAGCTTCACAGTAAAGTTACTCCTAACTACTCTTTCGCTATCTGCAGTAAGTTCTGTTTGAAATCCAAACTGCTCTATTGTTGCTCTAAATTTAAACTTTTCTGGATCTCCCCAGTAAGAGTCGGATGCGTACTGTATTGCCTCTACTATTGAGTTCTGATGTTCTACATAGTAGGTGTATAATACAAAGGTGTAGTTAATTGTAAGGTAGTCAGGAGCTACAATTGCGTAGTATTCTTTCTCCGGCTTTCTATTGTTAAGTACGTCAAAATTGGAGTATGCATTTCTAGAGGTATAACTCTTACCTGTAACCATATAGTTATTAGGTGAGTTAGCGTCTAGTTTATTAGCAAGTGCTTTATTCTTTGCAATATTATCTCTCTTAAATAAGATGAGCGGAGCCATAATAGCTCCTTTTACATCTCTAAGGTATCCGTCTTTTTGATAGGACTTCCATTTCTCCGGTGAGGAGAACATTATAGGTACTGGTATCTTCTCTCCGTTTTGAACTACTTCTGGTTTTATTACCTCGTTAAAGTAATGCAGTATAGCTTCGTCATGGTCTTGAAGTGTTACGTTTAAAGTCTTTCCGCTTTCGCCTTTCTCTGAGATTTGTAATCCTCTATTCTGTTCACGAGGTGATAAAGTATTAGGGTCCCCTCTCTCTACATCGTAAGGATCTACTAACGAATTGCTAATCTCTTTTTGAGTTTTAGGTATGGGTTTACGAACGCTCATTTACCGTAAGTTCTTGTTACGTGTGTTTTTAAAGACTTTTTTAACTTGCTTAATAATTCTTCGTACTGCTTTAATTTAACGTCCTCAGGACTTGTCTTCACAGCTTTCTCCAAGAGTTCAAGAGCTTCATCTAACGCACTAATGCTTCCTTTTAGAGGTGTTGGTGATATATCCCATGATAAAGTACCCGTCTCTTTATTAACTAAAGTAGGTTCGGATGAGGTGTACCCCATCGATGCTTCTTTTACTAGTATATCTGTTAGTTTCATATTCTTTGTTTATCTAATCCGATTCTATCTGCCGGTACGTAATGTGCGTTGCATATAAGAGATAGACTTGTTCCAAAATCTGCTAAATCACTCTCTAATGGATTTGTTCCAGTACTATCGGTATTTGGATAGTCAGGATTCTTTCCTACAAAGTATTGATTCCCTATTATATTATCAATTTCCCAATAGGCGTTTTGCCATTGTATTATATCTCCCTCTTCAGTTACTACGTTAGCATCTACCAAATCATCTCTTAAAAATCTAAAAGTGATAGGTTGATTGAAGTTAACAACTCCGTCTAGTATTGGAGAGGATTGGTCAGATCTTTCTATCAAAGTATACAGCAGTACGGGTTCTTGGAAGATTCTTCCTGAGGTTGTTTCTCCGTAGATGTTTACCTTAGTCTCTTCTAGGTTATATTTGTGGTATACTATCTGCTGGGATACAATATCGTGCATCAACTCACGGTTAATGTGTCTGAATAAACTTACATCTCTTGATCCTCCGTATAATGCCACTCTTCTCTAGTTTACTTTGTTATATCTAATACTATCCGATGAATATAGGCTGAGGAACCATATTCAGTTCTTTCTGCTTATAATCTGCTTCTAGTGCTCTTCTCTCTAATAACTTCTCTCTTGAGGTTTCTTCTAAGTACCCTCTTAATTTTTCCATTAATGCTGCCTTCTCTGCTGTTGCTGCTGTGATAAGGTCTCCGTGGTTTAGAGTAACTTCAGCACCGGGGATAGGTACTGTACCATATTTACCACGAACATAGCCTAAGACCTCTTTAACAATAGCTAAGGTGTATTCAAAGATCCATTGTCTACCTATAGAGTTGATCTCTGCATAGGTTGGGTTTTGAAACGGTACATTCGATACGTTTGATACTCCTCCTGCTGTTCCTGGAGCGTTTATTGAATTCCTTTCTGATTCTTTTATATACTCAAATCTTAGTTTACCTCCGTTTACTGTTGGTATTGGGAATATTCTAAGATTGTTGTTTACAAGTTCGAATGTAAACTGTGACTTTCTTATCTGGTCATTGAATTCTATAGCTTGTATCTTCTGTAAGTCAAAATTGATAGGCATCATCATGAAACTTATTGCTGGGGACATTCCTCCCCATCCGAATGTGTCCATTAAATCAACCATCCCAGTTCCTGTTCCTGCATAAGGGTCAAAGTATCTTGTAATAGCAGGCGGTGCTTCAAAAAATACTCTCTTTATTTCTATCCTATCTGTTGAGGAGATAGATGCCGAAGCGTGTGACCATGCATTTAAGTCGTAGTTCTGCTGGTTAGCTGTTACTACTAATGATCCTGTATACCATGTGGTGGTTCCTCCAACGCCTGCTTCTTCTCCGTATTGATGGGACATTCTAACTATAGAACTGAAGTTCGGTTGTATTACGTCTGTATTTAAGGTAGTTGAGGTAGTTGAAGTTCCTTCTAAGGAAAGGTAATCTTGTCGTATCTTATAGGCGTATACTTCATTGCCGTATGTTGTTACTGCTTCTTCAAAAGCTGCATAGAAGTTTACATCTTGTAATTCTATGTTCTCTATAGGGTATCCTAATCTCCTTGCACAGAAGGTTACGACCTTATCTGCGTCTGTTTGAAACTGATAATCATAATCGTAAAATCCAAAAGGCGTTTTGCCAGGATAGAATAGAGAGGTACCGTCGTATATTGCAATATTGGCCATATGTTATAAATAGGCTACAACGTACTATTACTCTACCGGCTGTATAGGATCTACTCCATTTTCACAGTATCGACACATATCGTAACAGGTGTTTAGTTTTGGAATAACCTCCTCATACTCTTGTTCAAACATATTTCCGATAATATAACTTAGGGAATAGTCCATACAGCATAGAGATACATCTCCGTTCGGGAGCATTACGTTGTGGTATAGTTTCTCTACGCAGCCGCAAGTCTTAGGATCTTCTCCGTGGTAAATAGACTTGAACATATCTTTAATATTGAGTAGCTCTGGCTTCAGTATAGCTTCTCCGATTAGGTTACCGGCTCTAGACCACATCTCCGGAACTCCTGCGTCTGCAAATGCATGGCGGACATCTTCGTGTACAGTTCCCATAGACATTAAATAGAAGGATGTAAGATGGTTTCTATACTCTGCGAACTTTTCTATTACTTCTATATAGCGTTTGGTTATTGGGTGTTTTGCTCTTCTTTCTTGATCTGGTAGGTGTAGTACCAGTCCTCCGTTTACTCCGTTATCAAAAGGGATATCTTTTAATCTCTCTACATCCTCCACGGTCATACCAACTCCGGTAGTGAATCCGGATATTCGATGTCCTTTTTCATGAGCATACAATACCATATCTGTACAATGTCTATTTGTCCAGGGTTCTGTAAAGCCGGCGAAGGTTATTCTAACTTCTGAAGGGATTTTATCTATTGCTTTTTTAAAGTTCTCTAAAGATAAGTGTCTGTCTCCGTTATAACTCTTAACTAAGGTTCTCTGAGGGCAAAATATGCAGTCTACAACGCAACCCTTCTTTGGGAGGTTAGTTGTGATTTCCATAGTTGCGTAGTCGGTTGTTCTCCAGTCTTGATTAGTCATTTAATAAGTATTTATCTGCTGCTTTTACTTTATTTGAAATATCAACCATAGTTTCTAAAATCTTAGGGTCTACTAAATCAGGATGTACCCACCAGTCCTCAAAACTACTATTGTTATCGGGGGCGATGTCGGAGACTACTAACTTATAACCTTTAGATTTTAAAAATACTCTTGATCTCTCTCTGTATCCTAATGAACGATCTGTATAGTGGTCGTGTTCGTAGGTGATTACTCTGAATTTAAGTTTATCAAAAGGGAGAGCGGTTAGGGCGTTGTAGGTAACTTCTGGAGGATCTATATCTAATTGAAGGTAGTCTATAGTTTCTCCAAGTTTATATTCGTGTATGAGGGTGTTAAAGTTAGCTTTAGTAGCATCGAGTAGTATGCATTTGTTCTTACGTTCAGCATTAAATCTTTCAACCTCTTCGGGATCTATATCTAGCGAAAATCCTCTCCAGTTAAAGTCTGTTTCAAGTAGAGCAGTATTGTTTCCTTGGAAAGGTCCGGCAGAACCTATCTCTACATAGGTGCCATTTTCTTTTCCATCTAATATAGATAGTACAAATATATCTTGCAAGGCTTGAGAATAATTCTTCTTTATTTTTTCTAAGTTTTTGAACTGGTACCTTAGCTTATGTTGATGCTTATCTTTGAGGTACGGTATTTTAAAGAATCTCTCCCCTCTGATGCTTTCTAAATTTCTATGGCAGGCGTCTGTAAAGATATCTTCTAAAATCCAGTTTTTTAATAGGTCTTGAAAGATGTGTCGAGCTTCACCACACTTACCTACCCACCATGCTGCTACTCCTTTTTGGAAGAGTAGGGCGTGTTCTCCGGGATAATCTATATCCGTTAAGGTCTCTTTTCTGTACTTTAAATTGTTTAATCCTTGAATAGCAGCAGTATAGGATTCTTGCCATTCTTCTTCCTCTTGGTAATCGCGGCTTAGGTGATAGTATGCTTCTGGTCGATTTGTATCGTGGGTTATTGCGTTTAATATAGCACCTCTAGTTGAGTAAGGACGTCCTTCTGCTTCTCTCAAGCATAGCGCTATTTTCATCAATGCTTCGTAAACTAAGTCATGGTCTGTTGCGTATTCTGCGCATCTTAGGAGGTATGTTAAAGCGGCTGCTCTATGTCCTTCTTGGTAGTATTCTTCTCCTAACTCGAAGTTTACTACTGCGTTATAGGGATCTTGTATAAAATCGTTATGTTTACTCATTAATTAATTCTTCTACGACTGTGTGAGGTATTCTTAATGCATAAGCTGCATTATCGTAAAATCCAAAAGTTACTATTAGATCGTTATCTACGACTGCTGCTCCGCATACGAATTCAATCCGTCCGGTCATGAACTTAAATACATTAGATTTTTTTACTATATTCCAGTTACCGTCCCACACTATTATTCTATGATTGTATATACTATCTTTATTATTATTTTCATTCATCCAAAAGTCAACTTCGTGAATAATACCTAATCGGTACTTACCCCAGTTAACTATAGAAGATCCCCCTCTTAACTCTTTAGTGAGTCCTAGCTCTTGATAAGGTTTTGATATTAGAGTTTCACTGGTTTTAGTCTGAGGGTTTACTTTGACAATCTCGGTTGGGTTTGCCCATCTAACGTAACAGTGTTCCATGTCGTTGATGGGCATCCAGTTCTTCTCACAGTAAGATTCAACATTACCGGGAGGTTCGATTCTATCTCTTGATACTTCCTCTACGTTTTCTGGATCGATTAAGACTTCAGACAGCTCCATTCTACCTTCTCCGTTTATTTTTGTATCTCTCCTAACCCCAGTAAGGTATAGCTTATCTGCCCATCTTACTACTCTTGCGTCCTCTAGCCCTGTAAACTCCCATACTGGTTCTTGATCTAGTGTAGAGGTATCTACTTTACGGTAGGTTTCGACTTCTAAAGTTTCTTTATTTAAGGTACAGAGGTAGTTTGTTGTTCTTAAATGCTTATCATCTTCGGGATGTAGATACGCTAAAGGCCCCCATCTTCCTTGAAACTGTTGGTTATTTTCTGAATGGTACATGATATAACCTACATGTCTTATATTACACAGTAAGGTTCCGTCCTTATCTAAGTATAGGGAAGGGTTGCATAATCCTGTTCCTTTAGTTTCTTCTGACGGTATTTTTAAGGGAGTTAAGGTTCCGCCTTTATCTAAAGCTATTTTAGCTAGGTTATCTATCATACTAGTTAAAGTACTATTTGTAGTGCTCTCCTCCTGCCCATAGAACTAAGCTTTTTCGTAGTCCTGAGGTTACAGGGGTTACTCTGTGCTGTAAATAGGAAGGGAATATCACAACTGATCCTTTTACTTGAGGTATAGCTTTTATACCTCCGCCTGTGTTTATTTCTAAAATTCCTCCTTTATATTCTGAAGGATCGGAGAGTTGCACTATTATGGATACTTTACGGTGGGCGATAGAGCCTGGTCCTATATCGATATGCCAGTCGTAGTGACCGCCGCCGCCTTTGTACTCTGTGTACTGTATATCGTCTATAATAGAATAGAGATTAAACTTCCAGATACTATTAGCTTCCTGTACGTACTGCATTAGTGTGTCGTATATCCAGGAATATTCGTTATTAGGTACAAGCCATTTAATATCACTATTCCGCGTATCTTTTCCAGCACCGTTAATAACGGTAGCTTTTTCAAGTTTAGGGGTCTTAGTAAGTGTCTTAATTTTACTGATGTCTTTGGAGGAGAATCCGTTTTCAAACCAATAGTAATTAGTTTGATCAACCTCTAAGTCCGGGTTGAATATAGGTCTAGTGTACATAGGTGTAATATAGTATACTTCCCTATTTATGGCAACTTCTTATGCTACTTTAGGTAACTATGGAATTGGAGATACACTTCCAGACCATGCTGGGGTTATTAATAGGGCTGTAAACTCGGTATAGGTATATTCTTGAGACTTAGTAGTTAAGTTGCTTACCGAGGTAGGTTCAGGTAGGTCGTATTTAACGAAAGAGGAACTTGTATCTGTTGAAAGTCTTAATGTATTAGCGTCAGTTTCGTGAACTTGTTCGTAATTAATATCGTTCTTTTCGCTGATGTTGAAAGTTATATACCGTCTATTTGAGTAATCTGACATAGTTCTTTATTTATAAGTTATACCTTGTTCTACGAGCTTCGAAGTTTTGTGCAACCTGGGTACTATTAAGGGCAGAGTTGTATATATTAAATGTTGATATATTCCCTGTTAGTCTCCTAAATGAATATCTAGGATCTCCTCCTACTACTAGGGTATTACTGGCGTTATTTGTAACACCTGTACCGGATATGCTTGTGTTAGTAGCAATAAGTGATCCGTTTACGTAGATTGACATTGCGGCTGGAGATGATTTGTAGGTACCTACTACCTGGTACCAGTTTCCTGCTGTTAGAGTACCTGTGTTTACATTACGTATTTGAAAACTTCCGAAAGGATTTTCATTTACATAAAAGCTAACAGTTGTACTTGCAGCAGTGGCATTTGGATGTAGTAGCCACATGTTAGAAAACGTCCAATCATCTACATTTAATGAAGATTGTCCTGCTAAACTGCCTTGACTAAAATTCCCTGATACTCTAAACCATGCTTCGACGCTAAAATCTGCTCCGTATGTAGGGCCGTTTGTTGTAGCTATATAATCGTCGATACCGTCTAAAATCCAAGCTCCTCCTCCATTCCCTGTAGCTGATGACCATCCCATACCGTTCTGTAATGTACCGTTACCGAAGCCTCCCATATCGGTTACAGTTGTACCAGTTCCGGGGTATGATCCTGCTGTAGGCCATGAGTCGTAAGTAAGAAGGTTGCTGTAGTTGGAGGCGTTAGGTGTAGCAGCACCGGGAGACCATCCGGTTTGATAAAACCCGGTGTATCCGTAGAAACCTGTTGGTGATATGTCGGAGGAGGTAGCGGTAGGTTGGTAGTAGCTTAAGGGGTTGTATGTATTATAGGGGCTGAAAGCGTGAGTTCCGCCGACTACGGCTTGTAGGGAGAAGTCGGCGGAAGTAGCGGTGTAGGCGGTCTGTAGAGCTACATCTCCGTATGATACTTGTCCTGAGTATGGTACTGGCATATTACTTTTCTAACTTTCTAACTCGTTCTAATAATTCCTTATTAACTTGTATCAGGAATGCTACTAATCTATCATATTTTACTGCTTTATATCCATCTTGTCTAGTAGTTACTACTTCTGGTATTATCTTTTCTATCTCTTGAGCTATTACTCCGATATCTGGACCTTCGTTTGAATGTATCCCTGCTTTTTCAATCCAATCAAAGCTAACTCCTCTTACTTTGTCTAATTTATCTAAAGCATTCGATATTTCTTTTATATTTTTCTTCAATCTAATATCAGATGTAAAGAAAGCTATTATATTACCGGTTGCTACAATTTCTCCAGGGTTACCTGTAGCGAGTGTTCCTGCTCCTAATGAATTAACTTGAGCATTTGAACCGGTAGTAAATCCACCTGCCGGCCCAGTAGGTCCGGTAGGTCCAGTAGGTCCGTTAGGGCCTGTTGATCCTGTTGTACCTTGTGATCCTGTTGGTCCGTTAGGGCCTGTTGATCCTGTTGTACCTTGTGATCCTGTTGGTCCGTTAGGTCCTGTTGATCCTGTTGTACCTTGTGAGCCTGTCGGTCCGTTAGGTCCTGTTGATCCTGTTGTACCTTGTGATCCTGTTGGTCCGTTAGGTCCTATTGGTCCTGTTGGCCCAGTAGGGCCAGTAGTTCCTGTTGTACCTTGTGAACCAGTAGTTCCTGTTGTACCAGTAGTACCTTGTGATCCTGTTGGTCCTGTTGGTCCGTTAGGTCCTGTTGGTCCAGTTGGTCCAGTATTTCCAGTTGTTCCTTGAGATCCAGTTGATCCTGTTGTACCAGTAGTTCCTTGTGAACCTGTCGGTCCGTTAGGGCCTATTGGCCCTGTTGGTCCAGTAGGGCCAGTTGATCCTGTTGTTCCTTGAGACCCAGTTGATCCAGTTGGTCCTGTTGTTCCAGTTGTACCTTGTGACCCTGTTGGTCCGTTAGGTCCTATTGGTCCTGTTGGTCCTGTTGTCCCAGTTGTACCTTGAGATCCAGTTGATCCAGTTGGTCCTGTTGTTCCAGTTGTACCTTGTGATCCTGTTGGTCCGTTAGGTCCTATTGGTCCTGTTGGTCCTATTGGTCCTAGTGGTCCTGTTGTCCCAGTTGTACCTTGAGATCCAGTTGGTCCAGTTGGTCCAGTGTTTCCAGTAGTACCTTGTGATCCAGTTGGTCCGTTAGGGCCTGTTGGTCCAGTTGACCCTGTTGTTCCTTGTGAGCCTGTTGATCCAGTTGGTCCGGTTGTTCCAGTTGTACCTTGAGAGCCTGTTGGTCCGTTAGGTCCTACAGGTCCTATTGGTCCTAGTGGTCCAGTCGCACCAGTTGTTCCTTGAGACCCGTTAGGTCCAGTAGGTCCAGTAGGTCCAGTAGGTCCAGTTGACCCTGTTGTTCCTGTTGTTCCTTGAGACCCGTTAGGTCCAGTAGGTCCAGTGTTTCCAGTAGTACCTTGAGAACCTGTTGGTCCAGTAGGTCCAGTTGACCCTGTTGTTCCAGTAGTACCTTGAGAGCCTGTTGGTCCGTTAGGTCCTACAGGTCCTATTGGTCCAGTTGGTCCAGTATTCCCTGTTGTTCCTTGAGAACCTGTTGGTCCAGTTGACCCTGTTGTTCCAGTTGTACCTTGAGAGCCTGTTGGTCCGTTAGGTCCCGTTGGCCCAGTTGGTCCGGTATTTCCTGTTGTTCCTGTTGTTCCTTGAGAACCTGTTGGTCCGTTAGGTCCTATTGGTCCTGTTGGCCCTGTTGTACCAGTAGTACCTTGTGAACCAGTTGATCCAGTTGGTC